TTTGTTCACACTCTAAACAGAAAAAACGCCGCATCCGTTGTGATTGTGGCGTTTTTCTTTTTCCTGATATGCCAAATGCCTAATTTTGCAGTAAATAACTTTTTTTTATGGCCAAAGGACGAGATAAGGAACTGATTGAACTCCGTGATGCAGCCCTGTGCCGCCGTTACTATTACTGGACGGAGGTGCAGCGCCTGCGCTTTGACGATGCCCTGAAAGTGTTGTCCCGGCAGGAGTTCTTCATTTCGGAAGAGCGCATCATGGCCATCATCCGCCGGAAATCACGCGAGGGTACCGGTTACAACCTGAAGCCCGTGTCCAAGGTGAAAGCCCCCCGTCTGACTGCCGCCCAGCTTGAGCTATTCCCCGTAAGATGACGGCATGGCCGATTCATCGTGCAGTGTGAATGAGAATGTCATTTCATAGACCTTGATGTAATGTGGCATGGCATACGAGCGGCTTTTCTCGCGTACCAGCGGCGAAGCGTTGTCCGTGCATTGCAGGCACTGCAGCGACCTGTATAATTTTCCGGCCAGCTGCTGTCTTTCCCTCACCTTGTCATACGTGCCGGATGCGTAGCTTGTATCGTCGTAACAATCGATGGCCAGCCGGACGGTCAGTACGGATTCGCTTTTCTGTGCCCCGTATCCGAGGTCGTGCCAGTCGGAACTGGTATTTCCAATCAATACGCAGGGGAAAGTAACCGGGTATTGGTCCTCTTCCGCCCCCATGTCCAACTGTCCGTAGTCCTCGTCGATGAGAGAGAGTTCCGGCAGCTCTTGTGCAATCTGTTCCATGATTGCGATAAAAATTTCTTCCATATCATTATCCATGTAAAATGTTAATAATTTCATGATCCACCTTTTCCCGAATGCGGGTATTCAATTCTTCGCTTTCGCCCATGAACTGGCGCTGCGGGATGCGGATGTGCAGTCTCTTTTTTTTGGTAAGTGCCATGTTTCTCCAGAACTGTGCCTGCGGATTCAGTTCCTTCGGTTGGGAACGCCGTTTGACGCGTTTCTTTTGCCCTGTGCCGGCTTTTTTTCTTTTCCCCGAAGCCTTGTAGAACCTGGCCCATGCAAAGCGCCTCATGCGGTCTGTGACGGTGACATCGATTTCCCCTCCCCAGTTGTGGACGGGTGCATAGACCACCTCGTTGAACACCCTTACCCGATAGTCGGCAGGTGTATATCCGACCGATTTGAAAAGATGCTTCCTGCCGGAGAGCAGCGTACCGTAATTGCTGGCGGCATCGGTACCCCCCGAAGACAGCCGTTTGGATTTTGGCCAAGGGTGAAGACCGCCATTGACAAATCCACCCTGGCGGAAGTTCTCCTGAAAATGGTCTTTGGCCATTCGTCCGACTGTAACGGGGAGTTTGCGTCGCATGAGCGTTTCCAGCCGTTTACGCTTGGATTTTATCAAGTTATCAAAATCTTTCAAGTCCATTGTGATACCGTTTTAAAATAAATCACTATATTTGCAGCAGCTCCATAAGGAGTTAGCGTGTGCTGCGGCACGTCGCATCGCAGGGAAGTCTGTTTGCAGGCTTCCCTGTTGTCTTTTTAGTAGTAGAACTTACCATCCTTATAGAACAACCTGATTTCCCCTTTTTCATAAATCCATACTTCATCTATGTTTTGATTAGGCAAATTCCGTCTTGCCATGATAGCCCTTCTTATAAAACGGTCAGAACAGCCTTTTGTGTTCTTGATTACAATTCTGGAAGATTGCTCCAGCCCGTGAGAAATCATGCTTTTTACTTTTCTTTTGTTCCATGGCTTGATGAAGCCTTCAAATTCGTAAAACAAGCCATCCACTTCAAAATCCGGGCATTTTCTGTAATATCTGGTATCTATCAAGTTTGCGTAGATACGTTGGTAATCATCCGACAGATAGTGCAAGCGTGGTGTCATTTTGACTTGATGCCCCATTCTTGCCAATTGGAGGCAGATACGTTTCATATCCTTGTAGTCGGCCTTATCCTTATCTACCTTCGGATGTACATAGAGTACACCGCCGTTGGAGAATGATTTTTCAAGTTTAAACCCGTTTTGTGCCATCCGTTCCATACATGCCTTGATGTATGGGCAGTCGTAGCAGTCTTTTGCCCGATTGCTGAAGATGTGTTTCAGCCGGTCCTTGAAGCCCGGTTTATAGAAAGCACAGTGCCTGCAGTCGTTCGGGAAATAAGGATGAGAATCGGAAAAGAGGATGCCGTCCGTTCCCGGGTTGTTATCCAGCCCCGGTTGCGGTTTACTGTTATCGTCCTCATCCGGCAGTTGCGTCGGTTCCTCGTCGGTGGCCGTGAGGTCGCACTTGCAGTTCCATCGGTCGCCCGGCCGGTGCTTGCTCCAGAACGGGTCGTCGATGGGCCGTATGGTGTTCCAGAACGGTCGATGGTCAGCCCCCGGATGCAGCGATGTGGACGGCATCCATTTGAGGTTAGGCAAGACATCGCGTTCGCGCAGGAACTGCTGCCAGTCGGCTGCCTGATGTGCCCTCAGCACCGCCGTGTCATATTCAGTCTGCAGCCAGTGCCGCACCTGGTAAGATGCGATGGGTGTGACCTCCTGCACCCATTTCTCGAATGGCTTTAGAGTGCCGTTCGAATCCAATAATAACCGCGCCATATCGCGCTGCATGCGGTGAACCTTGAATGCCGCAAAGACCTCGTTGTTGGTTTGCAGCTGCTGCAGGAAATCGTCCACTTGCTTCACCTCAGACTGTGCAACCCCATCGGCAGCAGCATCGTCCAGTATGCGGCAGATTTCGTGAAACAGATTCGGCTCGATTTCGCCCTCCACGTCCATTTTCTGACCGTAGATGCGCTGCAGTGCCTTGGCCAACACATCGCTGCTGAAACTGAACGAAGTCTGTACCTCTTCCCCTTTGTTTTGGTAGAGGTCGTTCATTACCAGTCTAAAGCTGCCCCGGAATCCGGGGCTTTCACGAAAAAACCTTTCAGCCAGTTCCGGAAATTCTTTTTCTGGCGTTGTGTCGGTTCATCATCCCGTCCCTTATTCGCCGGTTCCGGTTCCTTCTTCGGGGTCTGAATATGGACAGCCTGTGCAGCCTCCCTTTGTTCAGCCTTCAGCTGCTCGTAGTTGGCCGGTTTGTCGATACCGAATTCCTCATAGAGATAGTCGTCGTCGATGGGGATGTTGAAGTTCTTCTTCAGTTGCGTAAGGATGGATATTTTGGTGCCTGCATCCGTTTCCTTCGGTTCCGGGAAGCAGAATGTACCCCCTTCAGTATTGATGCCCATACGCAGCAGAATGTCCGTCATGTCGTAATTCAGCACGTTGAGCACGTATTTCCGGTCAGCCTCCAGTACCTTGTCCTCTACTTTCTTATGAACCGTACCCAAAGCCTGTGTGCCTTTTTCGGACGATTCGGTTGTCAGCGTATTGCCCAGTATCAGTTTGGAAATTTCGTTGTTGCACCGTTCGCAGAGGCGTTCATAGACATCGGCAGACCCTGTTTTGTTTCCGGCTTCCGTAAGTTTGAGTTCCGTGTCCTTGGCATGAAAGAACTGCGCCAGACTTCCGGCGTTGGCCGCATCCTCCATGGCCCGCTGGCGGGACTCATCGTCATCGGAATCATAGATATATTCCTGGATGGGCATGCCGAATACCTCGGAGAACTGTGCCCAGTCGCCCGTGGTGTTACGTTTGTAAATGACCCAAGGAGCCGCCTTGGCCAGCAGGCCCAAATCGGACGGTGAACCCACAAAAAGCAGGTCGGTATATTCATCCCAGGAATGGCCGGTAATGTCCGTCTGGTGCCGCAAAATGAGTTCCCTGACCGGATCCACATGCTTGCGCGGCACCAGGTCGTAATCCACCCACTCCTGCAGCTTGTGGAACTGGCAGAGCGAGAACCCCCAGAACTTAGCATCGAGGATGTCGCCTACCAGCCGGTTGAACCAGGGCGACTGTATCTGCTCGTTGATTTTATCGTCCGGCTTCCCGTCCACCCGGAACTCCATGTTGGAACACAATACGGCATTCCTGCGCTTTTCGATTACACAGGAAAGGTGCGTATCCATCAGAATGTCCTCGTAGAGGTCATAGAGTTTGTAACGGCGTGAGAAATCGACATTCTCGGCTGCCCTTACGGCTGCCATGTAATCGGAAATGTCCAGTCCGAAGCGTTTGGGCTGTGTGAGCACAATCACATTCGGTTTCTTCTGTCCCGGCAAAGCGAAATTTCCCCCTACGGTGATGATGCCGGCTTTGTTTCTTTTTCTGTTCTTCTTTTTCATGATGCTTGCTTGTTTACCAGTGGTTCGTTCGTTTGCGGTTGCTTTGAATGCGGAAATCCGACCTGCCCGCCCTTTGTTCCTCGGGCAGCAACGGAGCCCCTTCGATTGATATATCCTCGTCGGCCACCGCCTTCATCCATTCCACCGCCCGTTCATAGCGGTCCTTGCGCACCTGGGAGAGTTTCTGCGGGTTATGGATGCAGAAGATGTGATAGACCGCCATGTCGATGACCATCATCAGCACGAGCTGGTTCCGGTTCTCACCGGTGGCCTCGAAAATCTTGTTGCAGTCGTAGCGTTTGCCCAAGTAGCATCGCATTTCGGCAATGGCCCTGTCCTCGCAAACCTCAATGACCGTTTCGTCTTCTCGTACCAGTGCGTCGAGGATGTCGCGATGGATGCTTGCATCGTAATCGGTGAGTTCTACAAACTTGCTCATAATTTCTTGAATTTGTCTATTGTAGTATTTTTATTGAATAGAAGCATGACAATCAGTGCTAAAGAGACCTTTAACAGTTGCTTTTTACCGACAATTATGATATTGCTGCGATTTAACCCATCGTAAGTCATGATACTGTACCAATTATTATAAGGTGGTTGTACTTTGTAAATAGATGTTTTACGAATTATCTTTTTCATTTATTTTTTGTTTTAGAGTTGTCATAATCTTTTCTTGTTCCGCTTTCTTACATCCTTCCGTGAACGGAATACGGGCGGTTCAATGCGCCTGATCAGCTCATCGATGATGCGGTTTGCCCCTTCGACCCCATCCGGTCCGTCGGCCGGATAGCGCATGGTCAGTGTGAACAGCTTGAACTGGTCCTCCAGTTCCTTCATGTGCGGATTGTCCCGTTCGGCCTCGTTGAGGATGAGGTTCCCTTCGCGGTTGAGCGGTTCGAGGTTGGCTTCGATACGTGTGGCCTTGTCCGTCTTCTTCTCCTCGTCGCCCCGGATGAACAGCGCAATCTTCTGTTCGCGGCGCACCTTTGCCACCAGCGGTTTGAACACCTGCTGGAAGAAAGGGTCCTGCAGCTTGTTGTTCTCCATGTAGCAATAGACATTGGTCTTGCCCCCGACAAATTCAAGCATCCGGACATACCAGTCAATGAACTCCGCATTGAGCGCCTGCGCCAGGAAAGTCTTGATGACATAGAGCCTGGTGCCCAATTTGCCACAGAGCGAAACCGTCTTGAATGATTTTCCTTTCTTACCCTTGCTTTCGCCCGGTGCCGGGTCGCCATACACCACGAGGAACTTGAATTTGGAGAGTGCCGGAACCTTGCCGTATGCAATGTTCTCGAATACCTCGCCCACGGAAATCGGGTTGTTGAAATATTCTCCCTGTGCCGCCTTTTTGGATATTTTGGACAGTGTGCGGTCGATGTCCTCTTCCGAGTTCTTTTCCGGCCATGTGGAAAAACCGTTTTTGTCGCGGATGTTCACGATGTCCCAGGAGTCGGCCATTTCGCCCGCCCTCACCACGCAGCAGTCCTTGGCGATGATGTTTCCGCAGAAGATGACCAGTGTAGGTTCGGAAATGGAACGTGTGGGGTACAGCGCATTTTCCCACCAGTCCCAGCGCTTCTGGATGATGTCCGGATTCTTGGTGTCCTCGTCCGTATCAAAGTCATCGACCAGCAGCACGTCGGGACGTATGGCCTCGTTACGAGAACCACGCGGTGACTGTCCGGCACCCAGTGCCCGGAACGAAACCTTCCCTTTGGTGGTGAATTCGTCCTCCGTCCATGAACCCGGCATTTCCTGTTTGCCGTAGTATGCCATGATGCGCCCGTTGGCTTCGAGATTTGCCCGGTAGGGATCGAGCAGGCGCACCGCATTGTCCTTGCTGTTGGAGGTCAGTATAACATTCTTTTTGCGTCCGGTAAGCGTGAGATACATGACGATGAACATGGTGACTGTGGATTTGGCCAGTTCACGGCTCCAGGACAGAACCTCGAACCATTCATCGTGTGCAATGATCCGCCGGATAGCCTTTTTCTGGAAATCGGCGAATTCAGATTTGGCATAATTCGGGAAAAAGAACCTGATCCATTCTATAGGATGTTTCTCAAGATATTCCCGGTGTTTTTCCCGTTCGGCTGCCGTCATGTTCCGGTCGACCGGTGTAGCCCTTGCGATGTCTTCTTTGTACTTCTCCCAATCCAGGAGAGCGAGTCTGTCAGTCTGTTTCATTGTCTGTCCCTTTATAATTTGTCTTTAATGTACGCATCGGCCAGCCGGGTGATTTCCTTTGCCTTTTCAAGGTCGGCCGCCCGTACCCAGTCGATGAGTCCGGTTAAAACACTGATGATGTCGGCAATGCCGACTTCCTGCTCCATGTTGCGTATGGCCGCCGACAGTTTTCCGAGGATGTCCGCCTCCTTGGATGAAGGGAACCGTTCCCCCTCGGGCCGTTCGGCGATGGCCTTGTTTATTTCGGCCACCTGCCGGTAGAGGTTCGCTACCTGTTCCTGCCTTGTGAGCGTAAGCCCCACCTTCTGTTCCTCCCACTTCCCGGCCCGAACCCAATTGGATACGGACACCCGCGACACGCCCACACGGTCGGCGATTTCCTGCTGTGTGAGGTTTTCCTTGAGGTACAAAGTCTTTGCCCATTCCTTTTTCTGGGCATTCGTCAAATCTGCCATAAATCGTCCTTTTTAATTGTAAATCACGTTACAAAATTGCATCAAAAAGCGGTCTTTGTAAAAGGCTGCGCGCATGATGCCGGGTTGCAGCGGCATGATAACACCGGAAACCGGCATGATAAAAACGCGGTTTCCCCGTGCCATGGGAATGTCCTATTTTCGCACCATCGAAACGCGGGAAAACCGCAGGTAAAGACATGACGATGAGCAGATTTTTCAATATTACAACAAGCGATGACGGTATCAGCACGATATTCCTGTACGGGGACATCGGGGACTATACCGAGGTGCAAAGCGGGCGCATAGCACAGGAACTGATGGAAGCCGAGCGGGTGAGCCGGCGCATCCATATACGCATAAACAGCAACGGCGGGGAAGTGTACAGCGGTATTGCGATATTCAACGCCCTGCGCCAGAGCAAGGCGGACATCCGCATCTATGTGGATGGCATAGCCGCCAGCATGGCCAGTGTGATAGCCCTTTGCGGCAAGCCGGTGGAGATGAGCCGGTATGCCCGGCTGATGCTGCACAGTGTAAGCGGCGGATGCTATGGCAACAAACAGGACCTGCAGCGGTGCATGGAAGAGATAGAAAGTCTGGAAAGCAGCCTGAGTGAGATTTACTCCGAACGTCTGGGACTGGACCCGGACACGATCAGGCAAACCTATTTTGACGGTGAAGACCACTGGCTGACCGCACAGGAAGCTTTGGACCTTGGTTTCATAGACGGCATCTATGATGCAGACCCCGTGCCGGAGGACAGCACACCGGCACAGATATATACTTTATTCAATAACCGGCTCGTTGAGCCACAAAAAAACAGAGAAGACATGAATCTGGAAGATGTAAAGAAACGCCCGCGCTTCAAGGACTGCGCGAGTGATGCGGATGTGTTCCGCATGATGGACCAGCTGGAGGAAGAGGCGGGAAAGGTTCCCGGCCTTACGCGGGAGAACACTGACCTGAAGGCAAAGGTGAAGACCTACGAAGACAAGGCTGCAGCCGAAGACCTTGCCACCCGCAAGCAGCTGCTTGACGCAGCCGAGCAGGACGGCCGCATCGATGCAACCACCCGACCAATCTACGAAAACCTTTTGGCCAATGACCGTGAGAACGGCGAAAAGGCCCTGGCCCAACTGCCGGTGAAGCGCCGTGTGATGGAAGACCTGCACCTGGAACCGGACGGTGAAGAAAGCCCCTGGAACAGGCGTATGCGTGAAATCAAGGACAAACGTAAAAAGTGATTGAGATATGGCAATAATTGTAAGAAACACGAATTACAGCGGCGAGGTACTGGAACAGTTGCTGACGCTTGCCGCGACTAACAATGAGATTGTGGAAAAGGGGCTGATCATGGTGATTCCCGGTGTGGAGAAGAAAATCAGCCTGCCCCGCCTGAAGACGGGCAAGATGCTTCAGAAGCGCAAGGAGAACCCCGGTGTGGAAGATTCGAAGGGCAACTTCAACTACGATGAAAAGAGCCTTGACCCGGTGGACTTCATGGCCTTTACGGTGTTCAACCCCCGCACGTTCGAGAACATCTGGCGCAAGTGGCAGCCGAAGGGCAACCTGGTGTTTTCGGAACTTCCGCCCGAAGCACAGAACGCCCTGCTTGCCGAACTGGCCAAGCAGGTGCAGTTTGAACTGGGCAACCATTATGTGAACGGCGAGTACGGCGATGACGATGACCACCTGTTCAACGGCATCCTGACCCAAATGGCCAAGGACACCGAGGTTATTGTGGTGGACAGTGCGGAATCGACCATGCTGGGCCGCCTGAAGGCTCTGCGCGTGAAGATTCCCGTAGCTATCCGCAACAACCCGGACCTTCGCATTCTGATGAGCGTGAACGACTTTGACAAGTATGACGACGAACTGACCCAGCGCGAGGCCAAGAATGCAAGCGAAACCGACGTGAATGCCCGCCGCTACAAGGGCATTACCATCGAGACCCTTGCCGCCTGGCCCGATGACCTGATTGTCTGCACCCTTTGTTCGCCCGATGCCGGCGGTAACCTGTTTGCGGCGGTGAACCTGCAGGACGACGAGGACGTGATTCAGATTGATAAAATCTCGAACGCCAGCGAACTGTACTTCTTCAAGATGCTGATGAAGGCCGATACGAACATCGCGTTCGGTGAGGAGGTGGTGGTGCTGGACAAACGTCCGAATCCGGTGTTCAAGCCCGCGGAGAAAAAGCTGTCTGCCGTTCCGACCGCGGTGACCATCAAGCCGGAAGGCGGCAGCCAGGATGTTGCCGTGACCGCCTCCGGCGAGTACAGCGTGAGCGCATCCCCTGCGGGCTTTACCGTGTCCCCGACGGATAACGGTATCCGTATCTCCGCCGCAGCCAATACGACGGGCAAGGACAAGAGCGGGGCTGTCACCCTGACGCTGGACTCCGACAAGGCCAGGACCGTGAAGATAACCGTCAGTCAGGCAAAACAGGAGGCGTAGGCATGGCAAAGTTGAAGTATCTGGTAATTCACTGTACGGCCACCCCGGAGGGGCGTGAGGTGTCATCTGCGGACATCCGCAAATGGCATACTTCTCCGGTGTGCCGGGGAGGAAGAGGCTGGAAGCAGGTGGGCTATACCGACCTGTTCCACCTGAACGGGGGTGTGGAACGTCTTGTAGACAACAACGAGGACGCCGAGGTGGACCCTTGGGAAGTGACCAACGGAGTCAAAGGTTACAACAGTTTGAGCCGTCATATCGTATATGCCGGGGGAGTGTCCGGGGACGGGAAGACCCCGAAAGACACCCGCACGGCTTGTCAGAAGAAGGCGCTGGAGAAGTATGTGAAGGATTTCCACCGCCGATTCCCGGATGTTCGCATTGTGGGCCATAACGAACTGGCGGCGAAAGCCTGCCCCAGCTTCGATGTACAGAAATGGCTGAAAGAAATAGGTATTAACCAATAAATCAAAAGACAGATGAAACGATTTCTATTATTTTTTGCACTGATGCTCGGATTCGTATCCGTGGCTTTTGCCCAGGATGGTGTGACCCCTGAGGCTGACTATGACGCGATGATTGCGACTTTTGCCGGTTTCGCCGGCGGCGTTGTCCTCCTTGTGGAGGGCATCAAGAAACTTTTTCCAAAAATGTCAGGCATCTGGACGCAGCTTGTGAGCTGGCTTACCGGCATTGCCGCCGCGATGCTGCTTTGGTGGCTTGACGCGGGCTTTGTGGCGGATGTGGAGTGGTATATCGCCCTTCTTTACGGTCTGGGTTCCTCCCTTGTGTCCAACGGCATTGCCGATACGGGTTTCATACAGTGGCTGATCGGCCTGTTCGCCAGAAAGGCGTCAGGCAAATAGCCGGTTGTCCGGCCTGGATGCGCTATGGATTTCAACGAGCTGCTGAACCTTGTCCTGGGCGGCGGTCTTGCCACCGCCCTGACGGCCCTGATAACCATCAGGCCTACTGTCAGGAAGGCGAACGCCACGGCCGAGACCGTGCGTATCGACAACGTGGACAAGGCCACGCGCATCCTGATAGAGAATATTGTCGAACCGTTAAAAGAAGAACTGAATGCAACAAGAAAGGACCTGCAGGCGAACAAACGCGAGATGGCACGGCTCAGGAAGGCTATTGACACGGCCAACAGTTGCCGCCATCATGACGATTGCCCTGTGCTTGGCGGGCTGCGCAAGCAGCAGGAAGAGCACGATGGCGGAGAAGATACAGACGGAAGCGGCAAGCGCCGACAGCGCGGGCGGAAGTCGGCGGGCGGGACTGGTGATGGCGGGGATACCGGCGAGTGCGGTGAAGCTGACGATACCGCCGGACAGCCTCCGTAAGCTTCCTGAAGGTGCCGTGTACCGTGG